GGAGGAGAAACACTTGTGCAGGGGATCAGAGATGACAGCGCAGCGCGGACTTACACCCGCGTGGAAGCGGATGCGTCGATGGAGTTGCACGAAGTGCCAATTGAGAGTGTGTTAGACCATGTCCTTGGAGGGATCGGAGCCTGGTTAGCTCAGACGTTCCTTCAAAACAAAAACCAATGCCCCAAGGCTGGGTATTGGACTCGGAGGCAGGAAAAGGTGAAGCGGCAAATTGTCGCGGCGGTCTTGCCCAACAGCTGTCCAGTGGAGGCGGCAGCTGTTCTCAATGTTGTTGATGACGATATTGACTACCCCAGCGAGCAAACACCGGAGGAGGTATCCGTGTATTTTGATGCTCAATCAGTAGTCAAGCATAGCAATGTTGATTCGAGAAGTAGCCAAGAGGTAGAGCCTTCTGCCTCCCTGACATGTGTTACTGTCAAGACTGGAAAGCGTAAGCTCAAGTCCCACAGGAACAAAGGTGTCAGGATACCGCTCCTAGCGCTCGATGTAGTTTCGCTGGTGCAGTGTCGCATTGGTCATATTCCGGACACACCGGATAACCGTTTATTGATCAGGAGCGACATAGCCAGGAAGGTCGAAACTATGCGAAGGGAGAAAGAGCCGGATTATGTTGGATTGAGAAATGTCGACATGAAAAGGCTCATCGAGCACGCCTCGTATATGTACTGGATACCAAGTCAGGAGGATTTGGATATGCATGATTTGTACACTAATAACATATATATACGAGAGCGTACCCAACAGAGGTCAAAGCTGGTGACCCCTGTTGGACTCGAGCGCTAGGGACGCCTGGTTCGCTTTACTGGATCTTCTTCTAGTACATCAATTTCCATAGAACAAATTCGTCAGGAAGTTAATGAATCAGAAGAGAATGAGACATTCCAGTGGAAGCGCACTAGGCAGGTTAGATTGCCTCGGACGTATTATTCTTACGATAATAGGGGACCGAGGTGGGATATACCCAATAATGATATTGAAACAGTTAAGCATGCTATCGCAGAGCGTGTGTTTTTCACCAAACAGAACGGAAAGTTCAGAAGAGCTCCCAAACCATGGGACTCAGAAGTCTTTCCAGAAGTTCCTGATTTAACACAACGAAAATCTCTTGCTAGAGAGCATGTCTTGAGCACAACTAATAACTTCATGAGCCAGTTGCTTGGTGAAGTAAGTTCTGATGGCCGAGTCAGCCCGTTGACCAATCTCGAATTTCTCGAGTGTTACGGTGGGGCGAAGCGCAAAACTTACGAAAGTGCAGTTAAATCTCTCGAATTGAAAGGGTTCGAGCGTAAAGATTGTGTGGTGAAGACCTTCACGAAGGATGAATACAGGAAGCCTGGTGGGGCACCTAGAGCTATTCAACCTCGTAGCCCACGTTTCAATGTCTGTTTAGGTCGATACATCAAACATGTTGAACATAAAGTGTTTGAGGCTATTGACAAGGTTTACGACCCTACTGGTGATTGCAGGACCGTTGCAAAAGGAATGAATATGGCAGAACGAGGAGAAACCATTAGCCGTATGTGGAATTCATTCTGTAAACCAGTAGCGATCGGATTGGATGCATCTCGATTTGATCAACATATTAACCAATTACTATTGGAGCTAGAACATAGTGTCTACCTGGAAGTATGCGGAACCAGTGATGAGCTGCCGCCGCTGAAGAGACTCCTACAAGCACAGAGAGTAAATAAGGGAACGTACAGAGATAAAGACGGGACTATCAAATACAAAGTTAACGGATGCCGCATGTCAGGCGATATGAATACCAGTTTAGGTAATGTCATAATCATGTGCACGTTAATGTATAGTTATTTGGAGTCATGCGGTCTTTCAGGACGTGCGAAATTACTCAATGATGGTGATGACTGTGTATTAATCATGGAAGAGTCTAATGTTGATAAATTTAAATCCGGGATGGAAAACTGGTTTAGACGTATGGGAATTACCATGCAATATGATGGAGTGTATAACACATTGGAAGAGATTGAATTTTGTCAATCACGCCCTGTATGTGTTAATGGATCATATGTATTGGTACCCAGGCCTTCAAAACGTCTATACTCCGACTTGTTTACCACAAAACCGATTAATTCCAAGAAAGTTTATACTAAAATGCTTGGAGCCAAAGGTGAATGTGGAAGAGCAATGAGTCGTGGAGTACCTGTTTTCCAGTCATATTATGAGTGGTTTTGTCGTTCTGCAAAACCATGGCGACCAAAAGAAGGGGATTATTACTGGCATTACCGTCAAGACCTATCTGACGGAATGACCGGCGTGTGTGATATCGACACTGCCACACGTATCTCCTTCTACTTTGCTTTTGGCATCACACCCCAAGAGCAAGTCGCCCTAGAGAAGTATTATGACAATAGATGCGCATTAAAACATGCAAATCCCATCACCGATTATACCTTGCAGCTAGATCTTCCCCAAAGACTAGCTCCGCCTGAGCAAGCTCCGACC